GATTAACCCTATCTTTGATCGTGTATTGATCCAACCGCTGGAAGTAGCTAAGAAGACCGATTGGGGTTTTCAACTAAGCTCACAAGAAAATGGAGAACGCGAACAACTTGCTAACACTACCGGCGTTATTATTGCCCTTGGTGATGAAGTTGAATTGAAAAGACCATCGATGACAGACTTGCTAAATTGGCTGAAGAATTTGCTAGGTTTGCTAAAGCAAAAGGATATTGTAAAGATTGGTGACAAAGTAGCCTACGCTAAATACGCTGGTCTGATGTACACAGGTAAAGACGGTAAAGAGTATCGCATGATTAACTATGGTGATCTCGTAGCTGTTCTAGATGCAGACATGAATCTGGTTGATCCGCACTTGAAAAAAGGAATGTAACATGAGCGAAGAAATGGAAGTACAGCAATCTGAAGCACCCCAAGAAGTTGAACATGAGTCCGAAGCAAGGGCGCAGGGTTGGGTAGCTAAGGAAGAGTTCCGAGGTTCTGAGACAGATTGGGTTGATGCCGAGACTTTCGTGCGTCGTGGTCGTGAGATCATGCCTATTCTGCGTAAGAATAATGAGAAGTTGCTTAAAGAACTTCAAGAAGCAAAGAAAGCCGCTGAAGAAGCCCGCAGTGCCGCACGAGAGTTTAAAGAGTTCCAAAAGGAACAGTTTGAACGTAAAACGTATGAGTTGGAAGAACAACTTCAACAACTCAAACAGGCAAAGCGTGAAGCTATTAATCAGGGTGAAGGCGATAGGGCTGTAGCTATTGATGATGCAATGGATTCTTTGAAAGAAGAAAAAGAAGTTGCACGACAAGAGCTAAAAAAGGCTGAAGAAGCTGCTAAAGCACCGCCACAAGTTACACAAGAACCAGAGTTGAATGAATGGTTGGAGCGTAACGCTTGGTTTGGTAAAGATACACGTTTGACAGGTATGGCTAATGGTTTGGGCGCTGAACTCCGTAAAGAGAACCCTAACCTTGTAGGTAAAGCCTTCCTTGAAAAGCTCGATCAAGAACTAGCAGAGGTTATGCCTGAGAAGTTTGGTAAAAAACGCACTCCTAATCCTATGGATGGTGCGCCAAACGGAACAAGTCGTCCTGCAAAAGCAGGTGGTAAAAAGTCTTATGACAACTTGCCACCAGAAGCTAAAGCCGCTTGCGATAGGTTTGTTAAGCAGAAGCTTATGACCAAAGAAGATTATGTGAGAGATTATGACTGGGACTAAAAAATGTTCCGCTTGTAAAGAAGAAAAACTTGTTGATTCTTTTTATAAAAATAAAGCAATGAAAGACGGCTTTAATAATCAATGTAAAAAATGCAATAAAAAGTACACATCAACAAAAGCTTCTTTAGCAGGAAAAAAGAAATATAGGGATAAAAATAAAGAAGAACTTAGCATAAAAGCTAAAATTCTTAGGTCTTCAGAAGAATATAAAATATATAATTCTGTTCGACAAGCAAAACGAAGAGCTGATAAATTTAAAGCAACTCCTAGTTGGGCTAATTTATTTTTTATTGAGGAAGCATACCGTTTATCAAAACTTAGAACCAACCTTTTTGGTTTTGAATGGCACGTAGATCACATAGTTCCTTTAAAAGGTAAGAACGTATGTGGTCTTCATGTTGAATACAATTTACAAGTTATTCCTAAACAAGAAAACTTAGTAAAAAGTAATAAATTTGAAGATAAAGAACAGTATGTTTCAGATTATTCGTGGGATTAAGGGAGAGAATTATGACCAAAGTAGAACATAAAGAAGAAGTTGCCGTAGTGTCTAACAAGCCAGAGCGTACCCGCCAACGCGGTACATTTAATGGGACACGAGGTAAGCTGCAAGTAGGAAACTCTATTCCAGGGTATCACTTGTATATTTTTAACGACACCCCAGGCCGCATCACTGCTGCTCAGGACAATGGTTATGAATTTGTTACTCCCGATGAGGTAGGTGGTACTACGGCTAACGTTGTTTCCCGTAATACAGATCTTGGAGATAAGGTTCGGTTTCTAGTTGGATCTAATGATGGTGAGCCTACTTATGCTTATTTGATGAAAATCAAGCAAGAGTGGTGGGAAGAAGACCAGAAAGATTTGCAGAAAAAGAACGAACAAACTGATGCAGCGATTCGGGCTGGCAAACTTACTAAAGACGGTATGTCTACCGAAGGTTTTTACAACGCTGGTATCAAATACTAAAACAAAATCCTTATAGGAGTTTTTTATAAATGGCAAACACAAATTCCCCACGGGGGTTGTCGCCAGTAGGTACTATTACTGGTGCGCCCTTTAACGAGCAAGGTCAGCTTTATGCTATCGCTACTGACTCGTCTAACACATACGCCGTTGGCGATGTAGTTAAACTGTCAACTGGTGCTGATGCAAACGGTATTCCTTTCTGTATTAAAGCAGCCTCTACCGACGTTCCTGTTGGTGTTATCGTCGGCGTTCGCGCTGCTGATCCTGGCGTTTCGCTGGCTGGTACGAACATTGATCTGGGTAAAATCTACCTGACACTGTCATCCAATACGCGTTATGTTAACGTTGTCACCGACCCTAATGTCATCTTCTCTATCGAGTCGGATGCCACTGGCGTTGCTGCTGCTGACGTAAACAAAAATGCTGGTATGACCATCACGGCTAACCAGACCTCGCTGGCTCAATCTGCTCCACTGTCCTCGACGGTGCTGGCTACTTCAACTATGCTTGCTCAAGGTTCGTCAGGTTCGCTGGCTCTGCCTTTGACGATTATTAGTATTACCCAACGTCCAGATAACGTCCCAGGCGCTTATTCTGACGTACAGGTGATTTTTAATAAACATCAATTCAAGCAAGCCTCTGGCACTGCTTAATTAGGAGAATAAATAATGGCTGGTGTAATTACTACTGGTTCGCATCCAAAATTCCTGTGGCCCGGCGTAAAAGCTGTGTGGGGTCAGGTTTACGACGAACACCCAGAAGAGTATATCCATCTCTTCGACAAAGATACTTCGGGTCAAAACTACGAAGAAGACGTCCAACTGACTGGCTTCGGCATGGCTCCGATCAAGCAAGAGGGCCAAGGCGTTGCTTATGATTCAGAAGTTCAGGGCTTTGTAACCCGTTATACCCACGTTGCTTACGCACTTGGTTATATCGTGACCAAAGAAGAGCTGGATGACAATCTGTATGAAAACGTCTCTAAGCGTCGTGCTGCTGCTCTGGCAATGTCTTTCCGTCAAACGAAAGAAAACGTCGGTGCTAACATCTATAACCGCGCTTTTAACGCAACCTACACCGGTGGCGATCTGAAGCCACTGTGCGCTCCTGACCATCCGAATACTTCGGGCGGTACGTTTGCAAACAAGCCAACGGTTGACGTTGACCTGTCGGAAGCAGCTCTTGAAGATGCTACCATCGCCATTATGGGTTTCCAGAATGACCGTGGTCTGCTGATCAACGTTATGCCTAAGAGCTTGGTTGTTGCTCGTCAAGAATGGTACAACGCTAATCGTATCCTGAAGTCGGTTTATACCCCAGGTTCGGCTAACAACGACATTAACGTGTTGAAAGCTACCAACGCTCTGCCAGACGGCATCGTTATGAACCATTATCTGACCTCGCCTCACGCTTGGTTTATCCGTACCAACATCATGAATGGTATGAAGTATTATGAGCGTGCTGGCATCACGTTTGACCAAGATAATGACTTTGATACGATGAACGCTAAGGCTAAAGGCTATGAGCGTTACAGCTTTGGCTGGACTGACCCACGCGCTATCTACGGTTCTAACGGCCCGTAATATCAAATATAACTCTTGACAAAAGAGTAAAATAGTGGTATAATTAAGGTAAGGTTGGGGCTTAAAGAACTCCTTCCTTATCTTTTTTTAGGATAAATTATGGTAAAAAAGACTAAAGCTAATCCTACGATTAAGACCCCAGCTAAGGGCGTTGTTAAAGATCGTACTGAAGGCAAGATGAGTGCAGGTAACCGTATGAAGCCTGACTTCTCCAAAAAGAAACCTGCTGAAACCTCAGGTGCAGAAGAGTCTGGCGTTAAAAAGAAACGCATGACTAAAGTTGAAGCAATCAAAAAACCGTAATACAATATTATTAAACCCTTAACGCCTATTACAGGCGTGATTAACTCACGTTAAGGACATACAATGAGTAACCCTACTCGACTGCAAGCTGGTCTTTCGACCGCATATTCAAACGAAGTTTTCTACAGCTATCCTTATCCAGATCCGTTCCATACGGCTAGTACTGCTGTGCTGGGTAGCACTAGCTACATGAATGACTTCAATACCCTAGTTGGTACTGATTATACTGTTACTGGTACTAGCTCAACCTTTTCTCTTGGTAACGCTGTTGGCGGTATTGCTGTCCTGACTCCTGGCGGTACTACTACAGCTACTGCTGCTTACAAAAACGGTCAGGCATTTCAGTTTATTTCTGGTAATCGCTTTTGGTTTACTTCCCGCTTCCAAGTATCTGCTGTTGCAGGTAATGTATCTTACTACGTTGGTCTGCGTAACGGTTCTGGTGTTACTGACGGTCTGTGGTTTTCTAAAGCGGCTGCTTCAACAAGCGTTAACCTTGTTTCTACTGTTAACTCTACTACTACTACGTTAGTTACTGGTGTTGCTGTCGCTGCTGCTGCAACGTATGTTGAACTTGGTTTCTATTTTGATGGCACTGATCTGCTAGTTTATTCTAGCAATCAAATTATTGCTCGTGTAGCTGCTCCTACTATTGGTACAACGGGTACTACGCTGACAAACGCTCTTCTTGGCCCTGTTCTGCAAATTACTCCTACAGCTACTGATACACTGACAGCAGACTTTATTGGCGCTGCTCAAGAAGTTACTCGCTAATAGGAGCTTAAATGGCTAACGTCGTCAACACGCAGATTCTGGTTGATGGTGCTAGAAATGCCGTGGTCAAGATTACTGGTGTTCTGGATACTTCAAACGTATCCTCAACAGTGATTGTTGATCCGGCTAGTTTCTCACCAAAACCAACTGCTTTTAGAATCGATCACCTTGATTATTCTATTTCTGATCCACTAGAGGTTCGCCTTCAGTGGGATGCTTCTACACCTATTGATATTCTTCCTATTGCTGGTCGAGGCCGTATGTCCTTCTGGAACTTCGGTGGCTTGCAGGACAATGGTGGTACTGGTGTAACTGGTAAAATTAATCTTCTGACTTCTGGATATAACGCAACTACTTTAGGCACAACGCCTTTGGTATTTTCAGTGGTTTTGGAACTTGTTAAAATAGGTGTCTAATGCAAGTAGCTAATCTTGACGCTAAGGAAATTCAATTAGTAGCCACTATCACTCGTGCTGATGGAACAGTTGAACACCTTGGCGTTATAGATTACTGGCATAAGAATCCAATAAAACGCATGATATGGAGCCTTAAACAGCTCTTTAAAAGGAAATAATTATGGCAACTAAAGAAAAGCAATGTTCTATTTGCAAATCTTTAAAGCCATTAACTTCTTTTTATAAAGACAAATCTACAAAAAGCGGATTAAAAACTGCTTGTAAAGAATGTAACAACGTCAAAAGGAAAAAAAAGTATCATGAAAACCCTTATGACAAGAACTATAAAAGTTTGCCGGAAGTTAAAGAATATTTAAAAGAATATGCTAAAGAGTACCGTACTAAAAATGCTGATAAAGTAAAAGAAGTTATTTCTTTATGGGCAAAAAACAATACGGATAAAAGATTGGCAACTACTCTTAAATACAAATATTTTAAAGTAAAAGCAACTGCTTTATGGGATTCAGAGCTTACTGAATTTCTTATAGAAGAAGCTTCTAACCTCGCTAAAAGACGAGAAAAAATAACTGGATTTAAATGGCATATTGATCATGTAATACCGCTACAAGGAAAAAATGTATGCGGTCTTCATGTGTGGAATAATATTGCAGTAATACCGGCAAAATTAAATCAATCTAAAGGAAATAAATATGAGCACTTTACTGGTTAACACAGGTAAAGCCATTGTTACCAACTTCTTGTCCGGTGGTGCTGCTACAGTACCTAAGTATGTCGGATGGGGTACAGGTGCTGGTACAACGGCTATCACAGATACTACGCTGTTTACTGAGACAGGCACTCGTTCAACGGGTACTGCATCTCAGGTAACGACTACAACTACAAACGACACGCTCCAGGTTGCTGGTACTAATACGGCTGGTAGTGCTTTGTCTATCACTAATGCTGGTCTTTTTGATGCCTCAACCTCTGGTAATCTGTTTGCTAAAGGTGACTTTGGTACTATTACCTTGGCTACTGGCGACTCTATTGCTTTTACTTTTAAAGTCCAATTTAGTTAATAGGATATTATGAACCTTGTTCTTACAGATATTATTCTTTCTAAAGATGCTGTAGAACTTGCAGGTACTGTTACGGGTTATCTTTTGGTAACTTCCGTAACTGTGCCTGATATTCGGTAAAAGCAGAATATGTTATTTGGTGGTAATCCTTTTTCAGATGTTCCGTTTTCTGGACTAGGTGGCAAAACAATTATTCAAGCAATAACTACAAGTATTGTAACAAGTATTACAACACTCAAGTTACTGCGTGGTAAACTACTTGCTTATACAAGCACCTCTACAGCATCCTTAATTAAGCAAGTAAACAAACTATTTACAATACTTCAAACAAGCGCAACAACGCTTATTAAGTCTTTTGTAAGAACATTAGTTACTAGTGTACAATCTTCTGTTGCTTCATTAGCCTTTGCTACTCAACGTGTATTAACACTTAGTTATGCTGTTATTGAAACAGTATCTATAAACAAAGCAGTTAGTAAATTACTACAGATTACAAGCACTTCACTATCAACAGTGCTAAAGCAAGTAAACAAACTACTTAACATAGTACAAACAAGTTTATCCAGTTTATCTCGATCAACTTTAAAGATAATTACTGTTGCTGTTTCTTCATTAGCTACAGTAGCAACCATTACAAGCCATCTTTTAACACTGGCTTATTCATCTCTAAGCTTAACTACTTTAAATAATTCAATCAGTAAGTTATTGAGCATTACTAAAACTGTAGTAACTACTTTAGTATATGGAAGAATATATTTTAAACTTTTAAGCATACTTTCTACATCAGCTTTAACAATAACAAAACAAGCTAAGAAAGTAATAACTAACGTGGTAAGTAGTTCTTCAACATTGGTTAAACGTATTAATAAAGTCTTTGCTATAGTTCAGAACTATGTTGTAAGCATCCTTGCTATATACATATCTATATATGGTGCTATTGCTAGAGACACATTCTATGCACCTATAAAGAAAAGACTTATTTCTAAAATAGTAGATACCACACAACGTGTATATAATTTTAAACAGCGTCTGTTGTCTTTGGTTAAAAGCAGCTCTGTCAACAAAACGGAAGATCTAAATGGCTGAAGCATTTACTTATAAGCTAACTACTGAAACAGAACTGTTTTCCTTTGACTTTAGCCAGGTGCTGTCTGCTTCTGAGACTATCTCTACGGCTAGTTGTTCTGTTATCTTGATGAACGGTACGGATGCAAGTCCTTCTTTAATACTGTCTGGATCTGCTTCTATCTCTGGATCTAAGGCTAACCAACGGGTAACAGGTGGTGTAAGTGAGTGTACTTATAGGCTTGTGATGACTATTACTACCTCTTCTTCTAATACTTATACTGCTGTTGGTGATATTCCTGTTTACAGCCCTAGTCTGGTGTAATCATGGGCTATTTACCCAGATACGATAGGGGCGACTGGAACGCCATATGTGATGCTTGTGGTAAGCAACTAAAGGCATCTGAGTTACGTCAACGGTGGGATGGTTTAAAGGTTTGTAACCAGGACTGGGAGCCGCGCCATCCTCAAGATTTTGTTAAAGGTGTAGCTGATTACCAAGCACCACCATTTACAAGACCAGAACAACAAAACCAGTTTATACCTCTTGTCTACAACGGTTATGCTTTATTAGACCCGATGGGACTTACTAATTCTACGTCTTTAATTACAAGGATTGTTCCTAATCCAGCGTTATATCCGAAGACAGTTGATGGTAAAGACAACTTAATAAATACTTATACCTTAGGGTAATACATGGCTAATCAACAATTTACCAATAACGCTTCTGCTACTCTTAGCGCAGCGATTAACTCAAGTGCTACTACTATTCCGTTAACTGTAGGTAGCGGTAGTCTTTTTCCTACGTTAACTGGATCACAGTATTTTTATGCTACTTTAGCTAATGTCTCTAACACTATCCTTGAGATTATAAAGGTTACTGCTCGCTCTGGAGACACACTAACTGCTATTCGTGGTCAAGAAGGAACGTCAGGAAATTCCTTTAGTATTGGTGACAATGTTCAGTTACGAGCCACTGCTGCTAGCTTGAGTAACTTTGGTCAAGTAGACTCTGCTAATACATGGTCACAGACACAAACTGCAAACATAGTTGGTAACGTCACTGGCAATGTCACTGGTAACATCACTGGTAATGCAGGTACTGCTACTAAACTGGCAGCAACTAAAAACATTCAAGGAGTAGCTTTTGACGGCTCTTCTGACATTACTGTAGCTACAGCAGGTACAGGCATCAGCGTAACTGGTACTTCTATTGCTAATACTGGTGTATTAAGCTTTAACGGAGCAACAGGTGCTACCATAGGTGTTGACCTTACAACCAATCAAACCATTGCTGGTAATAAAACATTTACTAATAACGTAGTAGGTGTCCTTAAGTCTGGAACAGCAGTAGCCTCTACGTCAGGCACTAGCATTGATTTTACTGGTATTCCGTCTACTGCTAAACGCATTACATTAATGTTTACAGGCGTAAGCACTTCTGGATCAAGTCCAATAATAATACAAATTGGTTCTGGTTCTGTCACAACTACAGGGTATTTAGGGGCTGCAAATGTAGGGGGTGCAACCGCACAAAATTTAACTACAGGTGGAGGAATTGAGTGTGCTGCTACTGCAACTACATCCTCAACGGTACGCCACGGTAGTTCACAGTGGTTTAATATTTCAGGTTCTACATGGGTTTTTAGTTCTGTTGTTGGTTATTCAAACACTGCCCAAATGTGTACTGGAGGGTCGTCAGTAACACTTTCTGGATCATTAGATCGAGTCCGGATTACAACTGTTAACGGCACAGACACTTTTGATGCTGGTTCAGTTAACATCCTGTGGGAATAAGGTAAAATATGGCTTTAGTCCTTGCAGATCGTGTAAAAGAGACTACCACTGTTGCAGGTACTGGCACAGCCACTTTACTTGGAGCTGCTACCGGCTATCGCTCCTTTTCTGTTATTGGTAACGCCAACACCACTTATTACTGTATCGCAGGACAAGGCACGGCTGAGTGGGAAGTAGGTATTGGTACTTACACTCTGTCAGGCACTACGCTTGCTCGTACCACTGTTTTATCGTCTAGTAATGCAGGTGCATTGGTTAGCTTTAGCGCTGGTACTAAGGATGTGTTTGTTACCTATCCTTCTGGTAAATCTGTCTACCAGGATGCTTCTGGTAACGTTGGTGTTGGTACTTCAACTAATACAAATACTTCTGCTATATACGCCTATGGCACGATCAGTGAAACAGTTGGCACTACGCAGTACCTAGTAGCCAGCCAGTATGACGTAGGAACAGCGCCTAACCAACTGCCGTTAAACCAGTATCTAGGTGCATTGGCCTTCTTGTCAC